TGAGAACGAAAAGCCCAATAAGTTCGGGATCGATCAGGTAACCCCAATCGTCGTCGATGGTGTTCGAGCCGCTGGTGCGGTTGTTGAACAACGATGGCACGATGTTGACGAGACCGAAATCTCCATCGTACACGTTGACCGACAAGGTCACTTGCTTGGTCGTCGCGTCCTGAGTCACCGTATAGGTGCTGTCGTTGGACGAGGTGTCCGCGCGGGTGAAGTTGCTGATCTGCGCCTTCAAGTCCGGGGCCGCCACGAGGGTCAATCTAGACCCCGCGTTGCCAACCGTCTCGTAACGGGATTGCACCACGGCGTTGAAGTGAGACTCCAACACGGTAGCGGTGCTGTCCAGTGATGCGCTGGGCAACTGATAAGCCGATGGCAAATCGGACGGAGCGCCGCCAGCAGACCCGCCATTGGCGAGCCACTTGCCCAGTCCGCGCGTCTTGTACGGCGTACCTGATCCAGCTTCAGCCTGTCTGTCCTGAACGGAGCAAACCGCAGACTCCAAATCGCGCTTGAGTTCACGCATGGACTTGGCCTCTGAATTGGCCACTTCCGACGAAACCCCGGCTGTGTTGACGAGTTCTTGAATATCGCTGACCATCCATTCCCTGCGGAATTTCTGAACGTAATTTCCAAGTTTCGTCCTGTTGATTACCTTGTTGGAAAAAGACGTCACGTCCTCTCCCTCCCCAACGCCATCGAATGCCGGTGCCGCCAGATTATCGACCTGCCATTCCACGAAGGTCGCCTTCGCAGGCAACTTCTTCGACATGGAAACGACAGGAGTTTCCTCCGGTTCCAGTATCGTCAAGACGTCAAGGATTTGCTCGCGGTTTCCCGCTACGTTATAACTAGTGGCTGTCGCCATGTCGTTATCCTCCCTTAAGTTTTTAACTCATTTGACCTTGTAACTCGCGCAAGCGAGCCAAGGATTGGATGGAACCCGTGTTCTCGAACTGTTTCTTGGCTTGATTGACTTCCTTCTGGATGCGTGAACTATCCCCAAGAGGCATACGCTTCGGAGCCGCCGACGATGCCAACGCTGGCATGATCGCCTTCTCCTTCGGTTGCGCCTTCGCGCTCCCGTTCGACGCGACCCGCAAACGCTCCTTCACCGTCTTGTTGCCCTCCACCAAGAGTCCGGCGAAAACGTTCGCCTCCTCCAGCGTGTCCAGCAACTTGCGGTACTTCGGGTTGGCGGTGAATTGCTGGTACTCCATGAACTCCGCGCTCTGTTCGTCGCTCATCCACGGAAAATACTGCAACGCCTCCCCATCGTGCTGATGCCGCTGGGCAAGGAATTGCTGACGCTTGTCAAACGTCCCTCCCTTGCGCAACATCTTGCGGGCATTGGAGCGTATCCCAAGCAAATCCCGCTTGGTGTAACGCTTGCCGTCAGCCTCTATCATGTACTCCTCTCCATCATCATCATACTGAACCTCGGACTGCAATGCGTCCTCCGCCCAGTCCTCGATGGCCTGGAGATCAGCCTCCTTCTTCACCAGCGTCTCCTGTGTCCATATCTTGGACATCGGATCAGCATCATCCTCCACGGGTCGAGGATGAGAATCATGGTCAGTCACCTTGCTTTCAAGTTCACTGACCTTCGCCTCAGCCTCTCGCTTCTGGGCGGTCAACCGCCCGAAACGCTTGAGTGACTCGGTTCGCAACGCGCGGCCAAGGCTCATCGCCTGTTCCTCGCTCATCGCGTCCAAGTTCAGCCCGTATTGGTCAAGAAGTAGCTTCTTGTCCACCTCACCCTCGTCAGTCTGCGCAACCAAGCCAGGTTGCTCGATCTTCGGGTTCTCTTCTGTCAGGTCGGGTTCCTCCTCGACGACGGCTTCTTCAGTCGCCTCGGCTTCCCCTTCCTCTTGCTCCTCACCCTTGGCAAGCAGTTGAGTCGTCAACTCGCTCAAGGACATATTGTCGCTTCCACCCTCGTCGGAGGGTTCCTCTTCAGTCACCACGTTCGCCTCGTCCACCGCAATCTCTTGCGGGAACTCAAGCTGGGCCGTGGAGTCAGCCGCTTCCTGTTCGTCTGCCATCAGGTTCCTTTCCGGTCACCAGTTAATTAAAGTTCTATTCATTCAAAATTCCCGACCATATCTCCATGTCGTCCAGCAATTCGTCCAGCGCCTCAAGCTTGCCCGCCTCCATGAAGTGACGATTGCCGCACGTTATGGCCTTTTCCATCTGCATGGCCCTTATCGCGTTCTCCCTTCTTTCGTGTATATGCTCCACGAATATCTCGAAATGCGCGTTCTTGCGCAATGCGTGCATCGTTTCACGCAACTGTGTCTCCTCGATGCCCCCATGTCGCTTCCCCTTCCGAAAAAAATTCACTTCTTCGCTTTCTTCTTCGCAGGCTTCTTCTTCGCGGGCGCGGCTTTCTTCTTCTTCGGAGCCTTGCCCCCTTTGTATGCCTCGTTCCACTCCGGCGTGGAAGGATCGTCCGCCGCGAAGTGCCCGTCCTCGTCTCGCGCGCGCTTCACCGGAACCTCCGCTTCCGATGCCTTGCGAACGAACTCTTCCGCGAAATGTCGCTGTTGATATTCAGAACTGCCCGACGCGCGATTCCCCGTCTCCAGGTCAATCACCACGTACGCGCCCTCTATCACTTTGATTCGATATGCCATGTCGTTTCCCTAGTAACTTGCCGCCGGAGCCGCTGGCGCTCCAGATGCAGATGCCGTCTGACCGAATTGCGTCGGTTGCGCGCCCATACGCCCAATCTGGGCGTTCTGGGCTTGCTGTATGTGAAAGTTTCTCTGTTGAAAATAGTTCTGCACGCGCTGCTGCAACGCCTCGTCCGATTGTATCTTCTGCTGAACGTCTGGCTGCTGCATCCATTGCTGGAACACCTGCAACTTCGTTTGGTGCGCGTCGTTCGGCTTTACGTTCGGTGGTACGCCTGCCACCAACTCGCTGATCGTCGAACGCTCCTCCTCCACCGCCCGATTGATCGCCGTCTCACGAGGCTGGATGATCTTGTCAGCCGCTCCCGGCAACGCCTGCTCCACCACCATCGACAACAGTTGCTCCGTGTCCACCACCCCATTCTTGTCCAAGGCGCCCACCATCTCACTGATGGCCTTCACACGCTCCACTATCTGGCCGCTGTCCAATAACCCGACGTCGAATTGCAAATAAAAATCATATCGCTCTCCTGCCTCTCCCTTGTCGAATCGCTGGACGTCGTTCACACCAATCACGCGATAGTACTCGGAGTCGGAACCATACTGCTGGTACAAACTCCATACCTGATCCATTACCTCCTTCACGTGTCCAAAACACTTCTCCACCAACGCCTGTTGCTTCGAGGTAACGTCCTGCTGGTCACCCTCCGAGTGGTTGCGACCAAAATACTCGAACGTCATGCGACGAACGTTCTCGCGCATCTCAACCGAAGACCCGTCCCATCGGGGTACGTCGCTGTAACGATACTCGCCCGGCGTGCGATATGGTACCTTCACCCCCGGCCCCCACTTGCTGGGGGCACGTCCGACCGGATGCTCCAAGGGCGGCAAAGTGCTCAGGCTCAACCTGTCCACCGCCGCGTCCATCTCAGCTTTCAATTGCTGCTCCCAACTCTTCCCAATCTCAGGATAACTCCGCGTCTCGTACAGTCGCTTGCTCCATTCCTCCAGCTTCGTCACGACGAACGGATAGTCACCATGACGATATGGTAACAACTCGTGCTTCGCCCAAGGCTTCTTCATCTCGTGCTCGCCAGTCACGTCGGGATGGAACACCGTGCAATATATCCCGCTCACGCCATCCTCGTCCATCAAACGCTGAAATGCATATATGCAACGGATCGTCTCGTCGTCACCCAAGTCGCGACTCACGTTGCTCGTCCGATGACGCTCACGACTGAAATTCACTTCCTCCTCCGCGTTCATCCCGCGAACCGTCTCGATCACGTGGTCAACCCACTCCTCGTTCCAGTCGTTCGTAGATACCTTCGAACGCAACTGCTCCGCAGTGTAGTGCACCGCCAAGAATACGTACGGCGCCTCCTGCGGGTCCATCGTCCATGAAGGCCAGTATATCTCGCCGTCACAAGCCAACGCCTTCATCGCAGGGCGGTTGTGCACCGTAGCCGTAACCGGTATCGTCGCGCTGCCCTCGGATCGCAATTCACGCAACATCGCGCGCGCCTTGCGCTCACTCACTCCATACTGATTCGCAAACAATTCTCCCAAAGTCTCGTCGTTCGCCTCGTCCAACAACATCTCACCCAGTTCAGGCACCTGATTCACGATCTCCTGCAAATCAATCGTCTCCAATACCTTCTGGTCCTTCTGCTCCCAGTACACGTAATGCACCATGATGCCCTTCTCCAGCAAATGATTGAACCCACGCTCAAACTCACGCATCACGTTCTCCATCTTTACGTGAATCATCCACTTCATGAAGTTCTGCACAACCGACGCGCGGCCAACGTCGTCGCTCTCAACGGGAGTCGCCACCAAGTTCGCCCGCTTCATCACGCTCATCAACATGCTCACGTGACTGCGAATCACGTCGTCGATCAAATGACAACTCAGGTCGCTCGCTCCCTCCCAAGGAAATGGCTCGCCTCCGCCCGCTCGACTGTGCTTGCGGTTGTCGCGTGACTTGCCAGGCCATATCTGGAAACGCTGGTCGAAGTCGTCCTGACGCTGATCCATGAACTCTCCCAAGTCGCTCCGCGTCTCCTTGTACGCCTGAGACAACGCATCCACGTCCGGCCTCCCCTTCGGGTCGAACTCCAATGCCTCCTCCACGTTGTCAGCTATCATCTCACCTAAGTCATCTCTTTCGCGCCCCCACCGGCTTTTTAATCCGCGCCTGATGAGCCGTCAACTCCTTTATCTCGTGCGTCGTCGTGAAATCCATCAAGTCCAACGGCGGCACGCCACCACGCTTCGACCAAAATCTGCGCCACCCAGCATCCACCTCCGCGCAGTCCTTCAACGATATGTAACCCTTCGCGTCATAGGCCTTCGCGCGCGCGGTCTTTTTAATATCCACCCCCACCAGCTACCGACAATTCACCTTCACCAACGTATACCAACGGCGACACCGCCGCATATCTAAGGCAGTCTATCCAGTCCTTGACCGCCTCCGTGCGAGAGATCCCACTATACTCGGTCATCGCGTAAATTACGTTCTCACAATCCTCCGAAACGTAGAAACTCGGCCTGTTCTCATCCGAATGAGCAGATGAGTCGTCCCAACTCAACAAGTCGTTTATCTTCTGCAATCCATGCTCGATGTCCAAACCCGGCGCCGCCCTCATAACAACGTCGAAATTCATCATCTCGCGAATCATGTCCGTCTCGCCCTGACCCGTTCGTACCGTCGCCTTCCCGAAACGAGGGTCCACCAAACGCTCGAATATCTCCTCCTCGCCCTCCAAGTCGCTTATCAAGTTAGCGTAGTCCGAATATCCGTATCCCAAAGGCCGCTGCCCCGATCCCGGCTTCCCAACCGGCTTCCCATGCGCGTCAGCATGCGGCAACGCCCACGGACCAGACGTCACGTCAGGCCACTCACGATACACCCACCAACGATTCCCCGAATCAACCGCCACCCATATCATTACCCAAGGCTTGCTGCCCGCAGGATCACATATCATGTAGCGAGTCAACTTCTCGTCAGCGTCCTTCACCCAAGGCAAATCCTTCGTCTTCACCACGTTCAAGTGAGGATTGAACTTCGGGAACTTGTTCATGAACACCTTCGTCGGAACCCCGAACAATCGAGCCTGCTTCACCTCCAATGGTTGCTTCCCATACGCTCGACGCAATTCACCCGAATCGAAAAACGGGTTGTCCTCCGACCAAAAGTAATGAATCCGACAATTGTCCCAGTTCGCGCTCACCTGCTCCACAGGCAAATCCATCCCCAAATACTCGCTGTACCTGCTCTTTACCGTCTCAGCCCCTCGCAATATGCTGCTCACCAAGTCTGTCCACCCCTGCAAAGTCGTGAAAGTCAGCACGATCCGACCATGATAGTCCGCCACGCGAGCCATCAACGTCGAAAACAAACGGTGAGGACACTCCTCCTCCAAATGTATGCAATGCGCCGTCATGCCCTCTATGATCTGAGCGTCCTGTAAAAATTGACGGTAGTTGTTGAAACGCAAATAACTCCCCCGCTTGTGTCCCTTCACAGGAGGAAATATCACCTTCCCGTCAGTGAATCCATTCTTGTGCGTGTACGTGAACGAATGAGTCGCAGAACGCTTCTTCATCTCCTTGTAACGATGCGGTATCGCCTCCCATACGTATCGCTGCGTGTCCTCTATCGAACGATCCTCAGTTACGTGGAAACTTCGTAACTCAGCTTCCGGTATCTCCTGGGCCAAATGTACCAGCAAACGAGATGCAAAAGTCGTCTTGGAACTACGGTTGCCACCAAATATAACGTGGATCTTGTCCTTGTCCCAAC